GTAGTATCTTCTGGACGTTATATTAATTCTTAACCATGACCGTTCAAATATTAAGCCGCTTCTCAGATCTTCTTTATGATCGTCCCTTCCCAACAAGATTAGGTGTCCTTGCTGATGGCGTGGAAATGGCGTTGAACCATAACGCTATTGATCCGGGTTTATATTTTGCAGATAATACATCAGGTCCTACACGTGCCTTGATAAAAGTAGGCCCCACACATGTAGGCAGTACAGCTCCTAACCTCACACCTACTGGCCACACAAGCTACTCTAAGGGTGAATCCTGGTTAGATACCGCCAGCACTAAAATCCTTAAGGTTTATGATGGCACAACATTTCAAGCAACAAATGCAGTTGCCTCTGTTAGTGCGGGTAAACCATCTAATCCGATAAACGGACAACTTCATTATGATTCAGCTATACCAGGTTTATTTATATATTTAACAAGTAGTGCTAACTGGATTGCTATTTAACGCATTACCCTGTCAAGAATCCTATCTAACTTACTATGAACAGCCTGCATCTCCCGGAGGAAGTCTTCTTTCAATACGTAATCTCTAATTAAACGGTCTTCTAAAGAGTCAAGCTCGTCTTCAATTTTTTCAAAACGTTTATTTAAACGCTCTTGAGAATTATACAAGGCCTTAGAGAGACCAGCAAACGCAGCGATTCCTGCAGAAAGAGCAGTTAGAATTGTTTCTATTGGCATTGTTTTAGTCCTCTTACTATATATTCTAAAGGATTTAACAACTTAGAATAACATTAGAAAAATAAAGGTATCATGTCAACAGGGTACGATCCCAATATAGAAGGGGCTATTACTGTACTTGTTGATTTAATGTCAGGTAATGGTTTCACGCTTACCAGGCAACCATATGCTCCTAATTACAGGGGCTTAGTAGATTGCATTATTGATTTAAAAGACGGTTTATATGCATATGTTCCACACAGGGTTGGATTTAATGTTGTAGTTTTTGAAAACGTGAATAAAAACGATGCGGTTTACCTTAGAGCAGCAGACGGTCAAGCAGGAAAAGCCATTGCAAGTGGCGTGTCTTTTGATGCTGCTTGTGTTATTGGATTTGCTGAAGAGGCTGTTCTTTCAGGCGGAACTGCAAGAGTCATTGTTGCAGGTTTCCAAAATTTTACAGCTACTTTAGATCCAGGGGATTTGTATTTCCTATCTGCCGCAACAGCTGGTCAAATCGCAACAACACCACCAAGTACAGCTGGACAGTATGTGACAAGAGTAGGAGAGGCGTCAACAACCAGCGAATTTGTTATCCAAATAGAACCACCAATTAGGTTAAGGTAAATATGTCAATCACACCAATAAGTAATACTGGTTTATATCCAGGTCTTTCTTGGGCCACTGTATTTACATCAGGTAACCAAAGCGGTATATTTGCAATAAACGGTACGACAGCAACTGGAACACTTTTTGATTTTAAAAATTATTCTACGTCCGTTGAGCTTCTTTGTTGTTCTACTGATGGAATAGCTACAGTTTACGCAAACGGTGTTGCCGCAACCGGAATTGCGGTTGGTAGTACTTATGCTTCAGCTACGTGGATAACAGTTCTTTCTGGAGCAGGTACATTAACAAGCATAGCTGTTGAATCTATAAGTACACAAAGAGGAATATTATTTCAAATTCGTGTTGATGGAACTCAGCTTATTGATCTAAATCCTTACCCACCAAATGATGTTGGCGTAATCGAATCTTTAATAGATTTGAAAATAAATATAGCAAATATTTTACCAGTAAGATCGAGCTTGTCAATTATAGGAACTACATTTGAATCAATTTCACAAGGTGAGGCGGTGTATATGCGCAACAGTGACGGAAAGCTAGGTAGAGCCGTTGCTAATTCGACCGTTGAACTAGCTACTGTTATTGGGTTTGCCCGTGAAACAAAATCAACAGGACAACTTTTACAAGCTTCTTTTGCTGGTATACAAGGAACAACGGGCCGCACCCCTGGCAGCATTTATTTTTTATCTGCCAGTGCTCCTGGTTCAATAGTAACGACTGCGCCATCTACTTCTTCTTACTACATCACAAGAGTAGGTAAGGCTGTGACCGCTACTCAACTTGCTGTGGAATTAGAACCGCCTATACTTTTAACATAGTGTCTAACTATACCCTTGATAATATAGATAATAAGGTAAGACCTGTGCAAGCATGACAACTAGAAAACCTATTGTTTTAATTTCAGGGCTTTTTGAGGAAGTAAATACCCCGACGGATGGACTAGATTTTGCTGGAAATACAACAACAAATTTAACAGAAGGTACGAATCTTTATTACACAGATACTAGGGCACGGTTATCAATTTCTGCTGGGAACACAGGAACTGGATACGGGTCTATAAGCTATAACAACAGTACCGGAGTATTTACGTATTCAGTAGTTACTGCTGCAAATATCCGTGGCACATTAAGTGGAACTAATAGTGGAACTGGTTACGGAAGCCTTTCATATAATTCAGCTACTGGTGCCTTTACTTATAGCGTAGTTACTGATGCAAATATCCGTGGGGCAATAAGTGTAGCTTCTGGATCAGGCCTAAGTTATAACAACAGTACAGGCATACTAACCACAAGCGCAATTCCTAATTCACAGCTTGCAAATAGCGCCATAACACTGGGCAGCACCTCAGTGTCCCTCGGAGCTACTGCAAGTAGCATCGCTGGGCTAACTGCACTTACGGCTACAACACTTACAGCCGGTACCGGTGGCAACATATTTACTGGTTCTACATCTGGAACAACGACAGTTGTTGCTACAGCAATTGCATCTGGCACAATCACATTACCAGCTTCGACCGGTACTGTTGCTCTGTTATCTTCTTTAAGCGCAACTAGTAGCGGAACTGGTTACGGCTCATTGAGCTATAACAGCAGCACTGGCGCCTTTACATACTCAGTAGTTACAGACTTAAACATTAGAGGCGCATTAAGTGTAGCTGGCGGGTCAGGGTTAACATACAACAGTACTACTGGAGAATTTAGTACAAGTGCTATTCCGAACGCACAGCTTGCTAATAGTAGCTTTACCGTTGGTTCTACATCAATTGCTCTTGGAAGTACTGCAACCAGCATCACTGGCTTAACTGCTTTAACCGCAACAACATTAACCGCAGGTACTGGCGGGAATATATTTACTGGGTCGTCATCAGGAACCACTACAGTTATTGCCACAGCAGCAGCATCTGGAACCTTAACTCTTCCAGCTGTTACAAGCACTATTGCTGTTCTAGGCTTAGCGCAAAGTTACAGTGCGGCGCAACGTGGAACAATTAGTGTCCTCACAAGTAGTTCTTCTATTACTCCAGACTTTGCTGTTTCTAATAACTTTTCTTTAACTTTAGGTGCAAGCACTACAATCCAAAACCCATCGAACTTAACTGCCGGACAAAGTGGCGCAATAGTTATTACTCAAGATGCGACCGGTTCGAGGACAATTGCATACGGTTCATTTTATAAATTTTCAGGTGGCACACCAACTGCCACAACAACTGCAAATGCCGTTGACGTACTGGTTTATTATTCTGAATCAGCTACGAGAATAACAGCTAGACTGATAACAAACGTGACATAATAGATTATGGCAACTCAAGTACAACTAAGGCGTGGTACGACCGCTCAAACAATCGCTTTTGCGGGTGCGCTGGGGGAAGTCACTGTTGATACACAGAAACTTACAGCCATAGTTCACGATGCTATAACACTTGGTGGGTTCCCACTTTTACGAGAAGATGGTACTAACTGTTTACTTTCTCCCGGTGCGCTAAACAGTTGCGCTCTTAAATTTGCTAACAGCGTTAATACTGGTATTATTAGTCCAGTACAGGCTCAATTATCTTTGGTGACGAACGGTGTTGCAAGGCTTACAATAGATTCTTCAGGGAGTGCAACCTTCTCTGGAAACCTCACCGTTAACGGAAGTCTTAGTGTCGCTGGCACCACTACTTCATCTGACACTTTAACCTTAATTATTGCTCTAAGTTAAATGGCAAACACTTTTAAAAAAGATACAAAGTCAAGCCTTTTGACAGCTGATGTAACATCAAGCGCGACTACTAATATACTTACAGTTGGCGGCACTGCTACTCTTGTTATTCTTAGTGTTTTGGTTTCAAACAAAACTGGTAGCAGTGCGAATGCAAATGTATATATTTCTTCTGCAGTTGGCGATTCAGTATTTCTTATAAAGAATGGGCCAGTACCAGCAGGTTCTTCGTTAGAACTTGTACAAGGTAATAAACTGATTATAGAACCGTCAGATGTTATCCGTGCTAGCTCAGATACTGGCTCAGCACTTGACATAATGATTAGTTATTTGGAGCAAACATAATGACAACAGGACTAACAACAATTGGTGATATTGACATCCTGTACAGACAGGTGAGTTCTTTAAAAGAAGATATTAAAAACAAAGGAGAACTAAAAGAAGAAACATATAATTTAAAAATTACTGAAATAGAAAAACGCCTTCAAGATTTAGAATCAAGAATCTTTGAAGAACGTGTTCTTGAACTAGATAATTCTTCTTGGAATAACATTATTCTAAAAAGAAATTACCTTCTTAAATCAACAGACTGGACTGTTTCTTCTGGTTGCACTGTAGATCAATCTGCTTGGGTATCTTATAGACAGCAGTTGAGGGACTTACCACAAACGTTTTTCGGTGTAAAATTAAATGAAGTCCGGTGGCCAATAGCACCAGCTACTACTGGCCCGAACTCAATAAAAAATAAATAGGAACTGACATGCGTTATATAGGAAACACAACATTAACACCTGGCATAAGTTACCAACGTGTTGATAATATTGGATCTAGTTTTAACGGCGTTGCAACATCCTTTCCATTATTAGTTTCTGGTATTTCACCAGTCCCGTTTCCATCTAACCCACAACAGTGTTTAATTTCTGTTAATGGTGTAATTCAAAAGCCAGACCCAACCGGTGCGGCTGGTTTTAATTTAGTAGGTACGAACATAGTATTTGCCTCTGCTCCAACAGGAGGTTGGGCTTTCTTTGGAGTTGTTCTTGCTGGGTCTGATTTTGTTGCGGTGGGTGCTAGTTTTCCAGATGGTTCAAATAGTGCGCCAAGTATTACATTTGATAATGCACCTACCACTGGTTTTTATCGCAGCGGTTCAAATGAAATTAGTGTTACTACCGGTGGTATTCAACGTGCTGTTTTTGACGCCAACGGTAATCTTGCTATAGGAGCATCTGTCGGTAATACCAAAATATATGTACAGGGAACTGGAGCAATGAACATTGCAACTTTAACCGATGGGTCTACAATTACTCCTGATTTTTCAGTTGCCAATAACTTTACAGTCACTTTGACCGGAACACCTCGAACACTTGCCAACCCAACCGGCATGACTGTTGGGCAGAGTGGTTTGATTTACATTCTGCAAGATGCAACGGGAAGCAGGATTTTAAGTTATGGCAGTCACTGGAAATTCCCTGGCGGCCAATCATTTAAAAATCTAAGCACCACAGCAAATGCAGTTGACTTAATTGGTTATACTGTACGTACAAGTACAAGCATTGTTTGCCAACTTGTGAACAACCTTACCCAATAATTATGTCTATTCCAGGTTCTACCAACCCCTTATTATTATTCGGTGACGCTACTGGTGGCGCATTACAGATTAGTAGATCCTTAAGATTCAACAGTAGTGACAGTGCCTACTTGTCTCGAACCCCCGGCACTGCTGGCAACCGCAACTTGTGGACGCTCGCTTTCTGGATAAAGCGTTGCAAATTTGGCACCGCACAAGATGTTTTTAGTGTCGGAACAAGTGGCACTGACATTCTTTATTTTGACAGCAGCGACAGGCTTTGCCTTGATCGACCTGGCGCGACTGTTCTTGTCACGACTCAGGTGTTCCGTGACCCGTCTGCTTGGTATCACATCGCTCTTCGCATTGATTCCACCAACGGTACTAATGCCAACAAAGCTCAGCTTTATGTAAACGGCAGTGAAGTCACAACTTTCTCAACGGATAATAGATCTGGTTTAACGTCCTCTAGTTTCCTGACAAACACAGTAATACTGCACACTTTTGGGATCCGCTCTTCAAACACTTCTACAAATCCGTGTGACATTTATCTAGCCAACATCCACTTCATCGACGGTCAAGCGCTAGACCCCAGCAGTTTCACCGAAACCGATGCCACTACTGGGCAACTCATACCAAAAACA